TTGTAGATCATCACCTATATCAAATAGTGTACATTGATCTTTATTATCTGATACTCTTAAACCTCTACCAATAGACTGTAAATTTCTTATCTTGCTTTTAGATGGGCTAGCAAATATGATATTGTGTAGTGCTTTGATATTAATTCCTGTGGAGTAGGTACCATACGATGCGATGATAATGGCATTCGTTTCTCGTTCAGTAATCTCTCTAATAGACTCACGGGTTTCACCATCAGTCCCACCAAATACAAAGAAAACTTTACGACCTTTCTTAACCTTACTATTTATCATGTCGTAAAGTTGTTTTCCATGTTTCTCTACATATTGAAATAGTATCAAAGTATTGCCGTCTAGTGATAATGCTAAATTATTGATGAATTCATTTCTCTTTTGATTTCTAACAATAAAGTCCATCTCATCAGCATACTTCATTTTGGATACTTGTTTTGCAATTTCTTTATCATATTTTAGTACAAGTATTTTAATACGAAGTTTTGCTAATTGATCATTCTCCATTAGATCTTTTGTTTTTACAAGAGACTTGGTTGGACCAAATAGACCTTCTAATACTAATTGATGGGTTTGAGAACCATCTAATGTTCCAGTAAATCCAAATCTGTATCTACAATGAGGAAGTTTTTCTAGAATTGATGTAAGAGATTTTGCTTTAAATAGATGGGCTTCGTCGCCAATGACTACACCAAAATGTTGAAACCAAGTCTTAGGCATCTTATAGATTGATTGCCAAGTAGTGATTACCACATCATCTGTAATATTATCTTTCCAATCTTTTTTACTCGTGCCTGTAATCATACGAATATTTAATTTATTACCATAGTCATCAAAGTCCTTAGCCATTTGATAGACTAAAGATATTGTTGGTACAATGATAAGTTTTTTATGGGGGTAAAATCTAGATAACATGTATATCATTAGAGACTTACCAGAACCAGTTGGTGATAGTAGTAAACACCGATTATTTCTTACGGCGTGTACAAAACCATCAATCTGATAGTCTCTGGGAGTTATCTTTAGTTTTAGTCTTTCTACAAATTGACCACACTCAAATGCGGAGAATTCATTAGATACATCAGAGTCTTGTGTATCAATAGAATAATTTCTATTCTTGGCGAAAGACTTTACTTCTTCTAGAAGTCCTTTGTAGATTTGTTGGGTATTCAGATTATAGAGATATATTTTGCCATTCCACATACGAGATTTGTATGCTGGCATGAAGCGATATCCTGGAACATAGAAAGAAAAATGTTCGTGTATCTCTTGGGCGATACCTCTCTCACAATCAAGTCTTACAAAGACTTCATTATGTTCTTTTACAATGATATCACTGGGCGAAGTTTGTGAGACGACGCCATTCGATTCCATTTCTAATAATCCAGTTTCTACCATTTACTGCTTTCAATATCTCTTCTAAAACATCAACAGTTTCTTGCTGAAGAGAGATACGAAGATTGAGATCTATCATATCTGAATCAGCATCGACATAGTAATTTATATCAGATTTCAGAACAGTTTTTAGATACGGTTCTCTATTGATTTCCGCCAAATCTTCAGGGTTGTTCAAATCACCCCTATAGTATTCGGCGAGAACCTTAGATAACTTCTTTTTCTTTTGGTTCAAACTGCGAAGTTTAAGCCGCTCTTTTGAAAGGATATTGAGCCACTTGGCGTGTAGATTCGGGATATTTAAACTCTCCGAATCTAGATCCACTGTGTCTACCTGAGCGTCTTCCTTCCACATGGATAGTATGTCTTCTAACTTCACGGACTTCATCCTTCTTTTTACGAATATTCAATACTAACCACATCTCATATTTACTCTTTAGACCTAGATATAGACCTAAGAAGTATGAGATGGTAATTGTTAATGCAGTTATTATAACTAAATATATCTCGTATGTCAACCTATATAGACTCGATGGTGTACTGGGTGTATCGGAATGTCACCGTCGCTTCAAGATATTCAATGTCTGTAGCCATTGTATCAAACCTGAGATCTGAAATAGATTCAGGAAACATCCTCTGAAATTTAACACGAATATTAGGATTGTACTTACTACTCATAATAATCAGGGTAGCATCAGATTCTTCAGCTCGATTATTACTTGTTTGTATGAACAATCTCCTTTGATCGGTTGACGTAGGAAAACCCAATCCAATCATCCAATTGTAGATTTCAAGATAATTTGTCATATCTTCATCTACTCTGAATGTGATATTGAATGGAGCAAATTCCAGTGTGTTTCCAGGCAAAGGGTATCTTAATAGAGGTGTTTCGCTATCTCTTACACTAAGTGATATTCCGGGTAGACTAGCAGATTGTGAAAAGTACGTGACATTCGGAATACGGTCCAGAACGAGTCTAAAACCAGTTTGTCCTAAAAAGTTCTTATTTGTTGGTTCAAGCGCCATAATCATCGCCCTCCTCTATGCAACTATTTATAATATACGAGAGATAAACAAAAAAAAAGAGGGAGCCGAAGCTCCCTCTCTAAGTTTTGTCGGGTTAATCCCGATCTTATGATTACATAAGATTAGAAACGCCAACAATGCGATAGTAAATGTTCTTATTTGCTGGTGTAACAACACCATCAGCAGCGGTAGTAGCGAATGGATTAGCGACCATGCCGTAGCGAGTCTTAAATCCAATCTTTGGCTGGAAGGTATTCTCACCAACTGCACGAACCATCTGTAGTGGAACATATGGGCAGTAGAAGAGACCAGCGTCGAATGCACTTGAACCCTTGTAACCAAGAGTGAAGTATTGCTTGCCAGAAGCACTAGCAAAGTATGGATCAATGTAAACACGGATGCGACCGTTAAGAACACCGGCAAAGGTATTACCTGTGTCGTCTACATTAAGATTGGCTGATAGTGCTGGGGTGTAATCTAGAACACCTGCCATCTGAAGAGCAGAAGCAACGTCAGAAGAACAGACTAGAATGTTACCCTTGCCGCGACGAGTAGCCTTGGCAATTTCGTTTGCTTCGCGCTCGATTTGGAAAATCATGCCCTTGAAGCGTTCTACTGACCAACGACCATTTGAGTCAACGTCTAGGTCAAAAGTACCGGATGAAACAACGTTATCCTGAGCACCAGCGGTGGCTGATGAATTGATTGAACGGACAACTTCGCGGTTGACTTCAGAAAGGATTTCAGCAGAAAGAATGTTGCTAAGTTCTGCTTCAGCGTCTAGACCATGAATAGCCTTTAGATCCTGAGCAAGTTCCATGGTGTACTCTGCCTTTAGAGCACGTGAAACTGCGGTAACAGAAACCTTCTCAATTGAGAAAGCCATCTCTGAGAAAGCGTTAGCGGCTGAATCGCCAAGACCTTCAGCAGTAGAGGTTGCCATACCGGTATGGTATGTATAAGTACTGGTTGGATCATTACCAGCCTGTAGTGAACCTTCTGCACCGCCGACAACACCAGCATAGTTAGCGGTGTTAGCGTTTGTTGAACCAGTGGCGGAGTGTGAAGTATTTGCTTCGTTGAAGAGAGCTTCTGCGCCTGTTTGAGAGTTGAAACGTGAACGCATGGCAAAGATTAGTCCACTTGGACCAGTCATTGGTTGTACACCACAAACGTCGTAAGCGATCATGTTTGGCATGGAACGACGAACGAGAGAGATTAGTACGGGATCGAATGTATCGATACTAGTACCAGTTGCGTTGGCTGGTGCAGAACCAACCTGGGCTTCACCTAGTAGTGTTGGTGATTGATAACCACCAGAACCAAAACCCTGCTCACGGGCAGAAATCTCTTGGTTTTCTAGTAGTTGAGCGACGACAGCACGCTTATGAGAATCCTTGATCTCACCGAGATCTGGATGTTCAAGAACTGGCTGCCACTTCTTGAGTAGTTCTTCATTTAACATTGGTATTAACTCCTTTTTAGTACCATTATTTTTATTTATTAGAAATCATTATTTCTTTACAGTTCTAGAAATGGAAGCCATATATGCCGCCATGTCACCTCTTGTTGGGACCTCAGTTGATTCCTCAAGAGGTTCCTCTTCGTCAATGACTGACTCAATCTTATCTTCGTCAGTAAAATAACTTTCCTTGATCATGTCTAGTTTCTCACGGAAATCTTCCTCGGTGACAAACTCTACATTAGAAGCAAGACCTTCAAACTTCTCGGTCTGAACTTCTGTTAGATCTTCGCTAATCTCGGAGACGATTTGGCCACGGATTAACTTCTCAATCTTCTCATTGAGTTCTACATTCTTTTGAAGTTCGCTATCTAGTTGTTCTTCTAACTTGTCTGATTTCTCAGAAAGTTCAGAAACAACATCGACCTTCTCTTCCGGAATATCAATGTAAGATTCTTCGAAGAGATTCTTGAGACCACCCATGAACTCTTCGGTAATCTCGGTACGAATACCGGATTCTAGTGCGAGACGATTTTCATCTTGCCACTGTTCTACGACATAATCGAGATAACTGTCTAGCTTCTCAACCATTTCTTCGTGATTCTTATGTGATTCTAAGAGTGCTTCTGCCTCTACCTTCTCTGAGATATCAGCGAGCTTCTCGTTGATCTTTGTAAGAACTGCGGTTTCGAAGATTGTTGTTGCTTTTGCCTTGAAATCTTCAGAAAGATCATCCATACCAAAGAGAGCCTTGACATCATCTTCGATATCAATGTCTTCTTTAGTAATGGTGATTGAAGGAGTTTCGGCAACTTCTTCTTCTGAAATTTCTAGATCTTCGTCAAACTCTAGGTCTTCCATCATCTTTGAATATGCTGCATGAAGATCTTCTTTCTTCATACCATGCATTTTAGTCATCATGGCATTGATCATGCCAACCTTTGTTTTTGGTGCTTGTGGCTTCTTTTCGCCTTGATCCTTATCAGCTGGACGATTGTGTCCACCTGTTGCAACAGAATAGGCGACTTGAGAAGGATCACCGTGTGATGCTTTAAGTTCCTGAAGATCTTCGGAATCGTCTTCAAGAACTTCTTGATTCTCATCGGACATTAGACTCTCCTTATATTGAGTTTTATAATATTATTTATATTATTCATGATTTTTATTAAAGTTTCTTCAGGAAATCCTCGAAGATACGC